AGCGGCTCCCGACCATCGGGCGCCTGCTACCACCCCAAGCCCCGCCGGGCGCACCCGGGCGGGGCAGTGCGCGGAAAGCGTCGCGTCAGGCGGCGAATTCGCCCCGGCGGAAGTAGGCGTCGGTGATCTCGCGGAGCATCGTGTTCCAGTCGCCAAGAGTTGCTGCCTCGCACCAGAGGACCCCCTCGGGGTCGGCGCCGAAATGGTCGCTGCTCATCTGCTGAAGTTCGGCGACCATCCGGTCGAACTCGGCTTTGCGGGCCAGGAAGAGGTTCAGGCTCTGCTGCTGGTTGGCTTCGCGCTTGGTCATGGTGGCCTCCTGTGCGTCCTTGCGTGATGGACCATTCGCGCTGCGGTTCGCCGCAGCCAAGCGGATAGAGCGCTGAAATCGCATCATTCTGCGTGCCATGACCGTGCGGCGGGAGGTCGCCGCCCATGCCGGAACTGACCGCATCGACCCGCGAACTGGCCCGGCGCATCGGCGTCACTGAGGCGGCGCTGCGCAAAGCCGAGCAGAAGCAGCGCATTGCCCGCGAGCCTGACGGGCAGTGGGACGTGGAAAAAACCCGGCGCCGCATGGTGGAGACGGCCGACCCGGTTCGCTCGCCGCTCGCCGCGCATGGTGCGGCGGCGGAAGGAACGCCGTATGGAAGGCTGAAGATCGCCCAGCTGGCGCTGCAAGTGGAATCGCAGCGGCTGGCGCTGGACGAGGAGAAGGGCCGGCTGCTCGACGTTCACGCTGCCAACAGCGCGATCGACGAGATCGCCGGCGCCATGCGCGACGCGTTGCTGAACTGGCCCGCCCGGGTCGCCGGCCTGATTGCGGCGGCGCTCGGGGCTGATCCACATCTCGTGCAGACCGTGCTGCAACAGCACGTCGCCGACCTGCTGATGGAGGCGGCCGATCGCTTCGACCCGCCAGACCTTGGAGATCGCGCCGCGGACCGCTGAACATGTACGCCGCCGGATGGGCCGAATGCTGCGGCCGCCGCCGGCACTCACCGTCAGCGCCTGGGCCGAGCAGCACCGCGTGCTCAGCACGCGGGCATCGTCGGAACCGGGGCCGTGGCGCACCTCGCGGGCGCCGTATCTGCGCGAGATCATGGACGCGCTGTCGGCGGTGCATCCGGCCCGGCGGGTCGTGCTCATGAAGGGGGCGCAGACCGGAGGTAGCGAGGCAGGCAATTGCTGGTTGGGCTACATCGTCCACCACGTGCCGGCGCCGATCCTGGCAGTGCAGCCAACAGTGGAACTGGCGAAGCGCTTCAGCCGGCAGCGCATCGACCCGCTGCTGGAGGAGACGCCGGCCCTGCGCGAACGGGTGGCACCGGCGCGGGCGCGCGATGCTGGCAACACGATGCTGTCGAAGGAGTTCCCGGGCGGCATCCTGGTGCTGACCGGCGCCAACAGCGCCGTGGGTTTGCGCTCGATGCCGGCGCGGTTCCTGTTCCTCGACGAGGTGGACGCCTATCCCGGTGACGTGGAGGGCGAAGGTGATCCGGTGGCGCTGGCAGAGGCCCGCGCCCGCACCTTCGGCTGGCGCCGCAAGGTGTTCCTGGTGTCGACGCCGACGATCTCGGGGCTGTCGCGGATCGAGCGCGAATACGCGGCCACCGACCAGCGTCGGTTCTTCGTGCCATGCCCGCACTGCCAGCACATGCAGGTGCTGCGCTTCGAACGGCTGATCTGGGAGAACGGTCAGCCGCGCAGCGTCCGCTATCACTGCGAAGCCTGCGACAAGCCGATCGACGAGCCACACAAGACGGCCATGCTGGCGGCCGGCGAGTGGCGGGCGACCGCGGTGGCGCAGGACCCGCATGCGATCGGCTTCCACATCTCGGCGCTCTATTCGCCGGTGGGCTGGTTCTCCTGGGAGCAGGTGGCGCGCGAGTGGGAAGCGGCGCAGGGCGACGACCGCGCCATCAAGACGTTCCGCAACACGGTGCTGGGCGAGACCTGGCAGGAGAGTGGCGAAGCGCCGGACTGGCAGCGACTCTACGACCGGCGTGAGGACTGGCCGCCCGGCACGGTGCCGCTCGGTGGGCTGATGCTCACCGCCGGCGTCGATGTGCAGCGCGATCGGCTGGAAGCCAGCCTCTGGGCCTGGGGCGCGGACCGGCAGTCCTGGTTGGTCGAGCATCGCGTGCTGGCCGGCAATCCGTTCGAGGCCGCGGTGTGGGACGAACTGCGCGGCCTGCTCGGCGAGACCTGGCGGCACGCCAGCGGACACAGCATCGGCGTGGCGATGGCGGCGATCGACAGCGGCGACGGCATGACCACGGCCGAGGTCTACAGCTTCGTGCGGCGCGCCGGCGCAGTGCGGGTGATCGCGGTGAAGGGCCAGGACCACCTGCGCGCCGCGGTCGGGCAACCGGCGGCAACGGAGGTGCGGCGCGGCGGGCGCAAGCTGGGCGGGCTGAAGGTCTGGCCGGTCGGCTCGTCGTTCCTCAAGGGCGAGACCTATGGCTGGCTGAAGCTCGATCGGCCGACCGACGAGAGCGGCGATCCCTGGCCACCCGGCTACATCCACCTGCCCGTGCACGCCGCGGGCGAAGAGTTCTGCCGGCAGCTGACCGCCGAGGCGCTGGTGGCGCGGAGCACGCGCAACGGCTTCCGCAAGCTGGAATGGGTCAAGACGCGCGAGCGCAACGAGGCACTGGACTGCCGGGTCTATGCCCGCGCGGCCGCGGCGGCGCTCGGCATGGATGGCTGGGGCGAAGGTCGCTGGCAACGGCTGGCCGACGCGGTGTCGCTGCCGCCGGCGGCGATGCCAGAACCGATGACGCCCACGACGTCGGCGCCGCCATCGACTGCGGCAACGACCGACATCCGCCCGCGGTCCTGGCTGGGGTCGCGCTCCGGCTGGCTGCGCTGAAGGAGAAAGCATGGACCCCACCATCCTGGCCTGGGCACTGGCGCAGCCCGCCGGCAATCGCTGGCGCGGCCTGGCCGAGGCGTTCACCACCGGCACCACGCGGGTGACTTTCGAGGGGCGGACGGTGGAATACCGGGCGCTCGACGACATCCGCCGGGCACTCGCCGCCGGCTATGCCTCGGAGAACAGCACAGCGCGCCGGCCCGGCACCACGCTGGCCAGCTTCGGCCGAGGAACGACCACATGATCGCCCGGTTCCGCAAGGCATGGCACGCGCTGCGCGGCTACGCGGCGGCGCAGGACACGCGTGCCTCGGTCTGGGCACCGTCCGGCGGGAGCGCCAACACGGAAGTGGCCGGTGCGGCGGCGACGATCGCACGGCGCGCCCGAGACGCCGTGCGCAACGACCCCTACGCCTCCCGGGTCGTCGATCTGTGGGCCGGCAATGCGGTCGGCGCCGGCATCACCACGCGCTGGCCGGACAAGATGCACGCCGATGCCTGGCGGCGCTGGGCGGAGAGCACCGCCTGCGACGCAGAGAACCGGCTGGACCTCTACGGCTTGCAGGCGCTGGTCATGCGCGGCGTGGTCGAGAGCGGCGAGTGCCTGGTGCGCCTGTTGCCGGCCGAGCCGACGCTCGCCAACCCGGTCGGCCTGCGGTTGCAGGTGCTGGAGAGCGACTACCTCGATGCGTCCCGCTTCGGGTCCGTTGATGGCGTGCCGACGATGCAGGGCATTGCGCTCGATGACGCCGGCGCCCCCATCGCCTACTGGCTGTTCCGACAGCATCCCGGCGCGGCCTGGATGATGCCGCAGGGATGGCGCACGAGCGAACAGGTGCCAGCGCGCGACGTGCTGCACGTCTACCGCAAGCGCCGGCCCGGACAGTTGCGCGATGTGTCCTGGCTGGCGCCGGCGCTGCTGCGGCTGCGCGACCTCGGTGACTACGAGGCGGCGCTGCTGATGAAGGCCAAGATCGAGGCGTGCCTGGCGGCGGTGGTGACCGATGATTCCGATGAGGCACTCACTGGTGCAGCATCCGGCCTGCTACGTGATGCGCAGGGCCGTGCGGTGGAATCCTTCGAGCCTGGCATGATCCTGTATCGCCGCGGCACCGGCGCCGTGGAGGTGGTCAACCCGTCCGGCGGTGGCAGCCACACCGCCTTCGCGCGCCGGGCGCTGGAAGCCGCCGCGGTCGGCACCGGGTTGACCTACGACCAGGTGTCCGGCGACCTGACGGCGGCCAACTACTCCAGCCTGCGGGCGGGCAAGATCGAGTTCCGCCGGCTGTGCGAACAAGTCCAGTACGGCATGCTGATCCCGATGCTGGTGCGGCCGATCGCCGAGCGCTTCCACGCCCAGGGCGCGCTGCTCGGGCTGTGGGGCACGGAGATGCCGGAGGGTGTGTCGCACGTGTCGCCGGCGCACGAGATGATTGACCCGCTGAAGGACACCGCCGCACTGGTGGCGCAGGTGCGGGCCGGCTTCGTGCCGCTGCCCGAGGCGGTGGCGTCGTTCGGCTACGATTTCCGCCAGGCTGTCGAGATGATCCGCGATGCCAACGCCGCGGTGGACGATGCGGGTGTGGCGCTCGATACCGATCCGCGGCGCGTCGCCAAGACCGGCGTTGCGCAGGACGCGGCGCAGCTGGCCGCGGTCGAGATTGCCGCCACCGGCGCGGCTGCGCCGGCCCGCGATCCACAGACCCAGGACTGATCCGCATGACCGAGATGACCGAAGCGAGCGCCGAGCCGGCGCCGCTGGTGGCTGCGCGCGCGCTCGCCGCACCGGCCACCGTGGACCGTGCCGCGCGCACCGTAGAGGTGGTGTGGTCCACCGGCGCGCGTGCCCGCAATTTTGTCGCCCCGCTCGGCATGATCACCGAGGAGCTCGACATGTCGCCGGGTGCAGTCCGCATGGACGGGCTGCAGAGCGGTCGGGCGCCGGTGCTGAACAGCCACCGCCGCGGCGATGCGCGTGACGTGGTCGGCCGCGTGTTGGCGGCCGGACTGCAGGACGGACGCGGCACGGCGACGCTGCAATTCTCGGCCGCCGACGATGTCGAGCCGCTGTGGCAACGCATCGCCGATGGCACGTTGCGCAGCGTGTCGGTCGGCTATCGCGTGCACCGCTACGAGCAGGTTACCGATCCGCGCGACGGCACGGTGCACCGCGCCGTCGATTGGGAACCCTACGAGATTTCGGTCGTGCCGGTCCCGGTGGACCCGGCGGCGGCTGTGCGTGGCGATGGGAATCAGGGCCCTCCCGCCACCGCCATCGAACCTGCCC